TGTTTCCATCCTTCTTGAATATCTGGAACTAACCATTGGTCAACACGATAACAATATTTCCAGTTCACAGGTTGTATACAATTCATCACAACTACCGTCCAGAATGATATAAGATAGTTGAGAATTGTATGCATTATTCTTCCTTAAGTGCCTCTTCGATTTGTTCATCAAGACTTGTAATTGCTTGACGGATATCAATCACACGTTGTGGACAACATTCAGGATCATAAGTATATCCTTTTGTATCAGTAAATAATGACTGACGAACTGCTGCTGCCTGATAGACAGATAGTTCTAATGTTATTTTTTCACTCATTGTTCCATTGCTCCTTCTATTGCTGTTCTTAAATTTTTTAATGATTGATATCTATCATTAATTGTATCATCTGAAGTACCTTCTTCCATTTCTTCAGGAAGAGATTCATTTAGTAAGTTTTTAATAATTACACAATCACTAGTAGATAATTCTAATGTTATTTTTTCACTCATTGTTCCATTGCCTCATTGTTCCATTGCTCCTCATTGATTTGTTCTAGTTTATTGTAAATTTTTTCGATTTCAAACTCAAAAAATTCTCTATGTTCATGCAGTACGTCCTGACTCATGTCTATCCTATCTATATTGGCATTTTGCATTTCATTTTGCATTTTTAAATTTTTCTCAAATTTACTAATACTATTCTCAAGATGTATAAATTTTTTGCAAACAGAATCATAAACAATGTATGACATCCCTCCAATTATAGAAAATGCAAAGTAATCAATCAATTCCATTACAGGTCTCCCATATTATTTCGTATTTTTAAATTTTTCTCTAAATTATTAATACGTTTTTCAAGAATCTTGTTTTTTCTTGGTAAAGAAACAAAAGCAGTATGTGCTATAGCTCCAATAATTAATCCATATAAGTAAATTGTCGGTTCCATCACAGGTCTCCCTCAATACGATTTTCCGAATAATGGACATCAAACTCACCACCAGGATATCGTGACTTGAGTTTATCAACATTCATCTCAATGATATCATCAAGAGAAATATTGAGACCCATACATGCCTGTGCTACATACCACATAATATCACCAAGTTCTCGTTTCATATGAAACAAGTTTTCTTCATTGACGGGTTTACCTTGAAAAATAATCTTCTTTACAATCTCAGTAAATTCACCTGCTTCAGCACACATACCAACAGAGGCAGTAAGAAGTCGGTGTGTTTCAAATCCTTCTCCACGAAGTTCCTGAATACGATTCTCAAAAGCATCGGCATCTTGACTAGGTTGAGATGTGACGGCATTCACAAACTCAAGATATGCATCAGTATTTACGGTCATGAAAAGTTAAATCCCTCAAATGTTTTCTTCGTTCTGTCCTCATTATTATACTCTTCTTCCTTCCCAGAGTCAAGTATATTATCCTGTGCAGACTGCTCACAATCATAGATACGCATCTTGGAACGATCAATTCCAACAACAAATCTCTTATTGACTACAGTATCATTATACCTATTCTTTAATTGTTTCACCATTATCTGTCCAATCTGTTCAAGTTCCTCAGTGCTAATAAGGGCAAACATAAGATCAGCAGTAGCAGGGAGACCAAAGGACTCAGAAGTGTCAGTAATGTCAACGTCAGAGCTACCAAAACCAGAACGAGTGGTCTGGGTGGCAGATACGATAGGGATCTTGGCTTGTCCAGCCAACCCTCTAAGCTCCTCTGCAATAGACTTAATATATGAATATGAATTAATAGAACCACCCTGCTTATACTTTGAGGAAGCACATATATTAAGGTAATCGATGAAAATAATATCAGGTCTAAATGATTTCTTAAGTGCAAGTTCACTAAGCAATGCTTTAAAATGTCCACTATGTGCAGATGAAGTAGGGTATTCTTTAATTATAAGTGTTCCCTGTGTTTTTGCTGCTAACTTGGATATTTTATTTTCAAACGTTGACTTAGGTAAATCTTTAATACTCTTGATGGGAACATCTAATAAGTTCGCATCAATTCGTTCAGCAATTTTCTCTTCTGCCATCTCCATTGTAATGTAGAGAACGTTTTTCCCCTGGAGCAACACGGAGCTAGCAAAATTGCACATGAATAAAGACTTACCGACACCAGTACCAGCAAGCGCGATAGTAAGAGTTTTATTAGATATGCCCCCGTCCGAAATTTTGTCAAAATATTCCAAATCAAATGGAACTTTTTCTTCCTTTCTGTGATAGTACTCATACCTTTCTTCGTAATTTTCTAAGTAGTCATGTCCAATGTTGTTATCAAAAGAAACTGCCAGTGCATCAGAAAGAATAGAAGGAATGGCATCCCTACTTTTCTTCTCATCGTTCCCATCCGCAATATTAATAGATTCCATCAGTGCAAGATAAATCGCACGATCACGACACCAATTTTCGGTAGTGTCTAACAACCATTGTTTATCTACTGGAAAATCTGTAAACGAATTGCAGATGTTTCTGGTTTCTTTAATCTCACTCTCGTTTAGATCTGTCCGATTCTCAACCTCAATATTTAGTGCTTCTCTAGTAATGGCAGAACCATAATTTACAATGAACTCAGTAATCTCCTCAAAGATTACTTTTTCACTTCTTTGCTCAAAATATGTTGGTTCTATAAATGGAATGACTTTACGAGAATATTCTTCGTTACATAATAAATTTCTGAGAATTGTTGTTTCAATCCGTTCCATAAGAGAATTCTTTCTTCGCGGCAGCATCAAGTTGCTGCATTACTTCTTCTGTAAAATATAGTTCTGGGTCTTTTAGAATTGCTTTGGCATATACTTTTTTAGTCTCACCATTGACAGTCATCTCATAACGACCAGCAACGTTCTTCCACATTCCTGCAAGTTCACCCAACTCAAGTAATCCATAATACTTATCAAGACCACGATGATCATAAAATAAACGAACAGTTACATCCTTGTTTTCCTTACTCAAACGTGACTTGATAGTTTTTGCCTTAATGAGGTTTCCAACAACTGATGTTCCCTCTTTTTCTTTTGACTTCGAAAGAAAAATGACTGAGGAAGATGCGTAAAATAATCCCGATCCTCCACCCATTTTCTTTGCTTCATATAAAGACATTGAGTCATAAACATGATTAGTTACAATGAAAGGTATCTTTGCTTGTCCCATTTTAAGAGTCAACATCCTAAAAGCACCTTTGATTAATTGTGCCTTTGTCATATCTTTAGTAGTTTTTTCTGCCAGAGTATCTTCAATCTCCTTATTAGTTGAAAGATTACCTAGAGAGTCTAACACAAACATACAGGGTTTGCGTTCTTCTTCAGGTTTTTTCTGATACATATCAACTGCCCTGAGTGCCTTACTACGGAACTCTTCGATAGTCACTACATTAACAACGACAAGACGATTAAGGTCTATTTCACGACTCTCTAAGAGTGACTTAGTGATAGCTGCCTCAGTATCAAAATAAAGGCAATATGCATCGGGATTAGTATCCAAGAAGTTCTTGACCACTGCGAGTGAGAAAAAAGTCTTTCCAGTAGAACTTTCCCCAGCAATTGCAGTGATTTTATTCCCAGAAACACCACCACGGATAGACCCAGATACAAGAGCATTAAAGATGAACGAACCAGTGTCAACGTATGTTTCAGTTTCATCAATGTCTGCTGCCAGTTTGGTAAAGTCATCTCCGATTTCCTTTACAATATCTTTTAAAAAATCCATTAAACAAAAAATGATTCAAGGTTTACTTTTTTTTCTGTGTTCCATCCAATAACATCAAGTATAGATTTAATTGGAAATAGGAAACTTTTCTCAAATTGTACTTCATAATCTATATACTTGTCAAGACCCAATTCATGAGGAAAATCCTGAATAAAAGCAATTACATTCTCTTGGATAATATTGGGTTCCTTTAAATAAATATATTTAATTTTTTCACCGTTATTAATAAGTGAGTATTTATTATCAAGTTTATTCTTCTTAATGTAATAGTTGAACAAAAGTGATCCACGAGCCTGAATAGAAATACCTTTACCCTTAATATAAATGTTTGATTGTGAATGCCACTTACGAACATCACTTACGGAACGAGGAAAGGCAATGTTTTCGGGAGGAAGTTTTTTAAATTCCTTATGAAATTTTTCTATAAAATTAATTACATCATCTTCTGTTCCATTCATTATTATCTTCAGAGTATCTTTGATCATTTGTCTGCAAGGTGCTGGTGTTGAAGATTTAATTGCCTCAATTCCCATGATTTTCAGTTTAGGTTCAGAATACTGAACACCTTCACTATTCCAAACATTGAGGACATATTTCTTCTTAGCAGTCCAAATACCACGTTCTGCAATATTCTCACGTTTCATATTCATTTTTTGTTCATATGAATTGACGTAATTAGCAAGTTCTGTATAAGACTGACCAATAAACGGTTCTAATTTTTCTTGGCATATTTTATCAAGTATCTGAACAATTTTTATTTTATCATCAGTTTTATCCCCAAAAAATTTATCAACAAGAGGTCCCATATTGAGATAAATTGAATCAGTATCAGATGCAATAACATAATCAACTTTTTCAGTTTGAAGAATTTTATTTAGATATTCATTCATCTTGTTTTCAATCCAACGAATAGAAACCTGACCTGAAAGAGTAATGGCTTCCGCATTTATCAGTTTATAGTAACGGAAATATTGTGACCCAATGGCACCATAAGCAGAGTTAAGTTGAATTTTTCGTGCCATTTGAATGTTGTCGCATCTTGCTATCTCTTTTTCTAGAGTTTTAGATGGTTTTTTTTCGTATTCTTGTTTGGCAACAATCATTTTCTTTTTGAAGATTGTTCTTTCTTTATACATCTTATCCATAAGTTCGGGCAAAAAACCACGAACATCTTTACGATACATGGCACCATTAGCACACACTGCACTGTCCTTATACAGTTCAAAGGTCAGTTCTTGGTTAAGTATCTTATCCACTGTAACTGATGGGTGCCTGGTCTCTCGGAGCGTCTCTGGAGAGATGTTGTACTGCATAATAAGGTGAGGGTAAAGAGAGTTTAAGTCAAAGTTGACAACCCAATCATACTTTCCCGGAATCGGTTCTTTTACATAAGCACCTTCAAACTTTTTATTTTTATCAGAATTGACTTTAGGTGGGATTACAATATTTTTCTTTTTGAGATAATTGTATATAATTGTGTCCCACATCGAAACCTGCGAAAAAATATCAGAATAGTTTGCTTTAGCATCATATGCCATCGTAATAGCAAGTTCAATCAGTTTCATCTTGTCTTCCATACGGTCAACAAGTTCCACGTCAATGATATTATATTCTACAAATTTTTGCCACCCATTAGTATAGAAGTCTTTGAAAGTATCAAACTCTGAATGGTCAAGTTTCTTTTGTCCTAATTCTTGCTGTGCGATATAATCTAATCGAAAACTTTCTTGATTAGGTGTACCAGGTGACCACTTATAAAGTCGCATGTAATCAAGTTGAGAAATACCCCCAATATCATAAGTAATGCAACGATTATTAAACTTATCAATATTTTCCCTAAGAGTCACAAGACCCCAAGGAGAAAGTCTTTTCATCAACTTTTCACCAAGAATGCGGTCGATACGTCTTACAAGATATGGAATATCATACGATTCACTATTCCAACCAGTCAAAACCTCAGGAGTATTCTCTTCAATCATCCACCAATCAATAAAAGAATTCAACAACTCATATTCAGTTCTAAAACTTTTATAGATGACATTCTCTTTCTTATTATCAAAAGGTCCTTGACCCCATGTACGAATTTGTTTAGTGGTATAATCTTGTACAGTAATAAGAAGAACTTCTTCTGCGGCAGACTCTACATCAGGGAATCCATTCTCAGTTTTTACCTCAATATCAATCGTTGTAATTTTAATTTTATTGGTGTCAAACTTGATTTCTTCTGCAGGATACTTCTCCGAAATATACTGATATATGTATTTGCTATTACCATAGATCTTAAAGTTTTCTACACCATCATATTTCTTGATAAAATTTCTACATTCACGAATACCACCAGGTTGAATAGAATCTAAATAATCACCTTCTAATGTTTTGTATTCTGTTTTTTTATTTGCTTTAGAAGGAACAAAAAGAGTTGGATAAAACTTTTCTCTTGTGGCAAAGTGCCTTCCATTTTCATATCCACGCACAAGAACATTATCTCCAACTACTTGTACGTTTGTGTAGAACCGCATCAGTTAATTTTTTCTAAGTAGTTTTTAAGCAAATCTGGTTTAGGATCTGTCATGGTAATAATTTTATCAGAACCAATCTTGAGTTTAGTTTCTATTGTATAATCATCCAACCATGGAGTCAATTCTCCACTGGAATCGGATACAAAAGGTCTTATAAGAACATAATCTGGATCACCAATTTCCACAGCAACAGTTCTATCAATTCGAGAAACTAATATAGTCCCATCGATCAATACAATTAAATTTGCATCATCCATTAATCATTTCCTCGTATAGTTTTTCGATTTCTTCTACTGGAGTTACAATAGTAACTATCCAGTCAGGTCTTACAGGTATCTCTGTATCTGTTGTAAGACATATCCACGGCGTAAAATTAACTCCTACATTTCTATCTTCTGATGGTGTTTGTCCTTCTTCCAAAAGAAGAACTTCTTCATTAGGTGCAAGATCTACAATATAAGGTCTCTTGAACAGATATCCACAAATCTTTTCATCATAAAACAGTTCTTTGATATCGGCAATTACCGATTCACCCGATTTCAGTAATGCAATCTTAATCGACATTTTTAATTTACCTCTCCAAGTATTATAGCATAAAAAAAAGAGGGGTTACAACTGGATTTTGCCAGTTTCCCCCTCCGTCTGCGACGACGATATTCAATTATATTTATTCAGTTTTTAGGAGTCATCCAGTATGCTCCGAATGATGTTGCTGAGATTGCTGCGATGATTGCTAGAATTTCCATAGTTTTCATCAGATTACATAATTATATAGATTATATCGTATCACAACGATACACTTCTGTATCAACCGCAGCAAAAATCAGTTAGGGTATCAGAACCATACTTTTTTCTGATGATGATCAGGAACAATTCTACCCATAACAATACTTAGTAACCCATCCTCAAATTCAACTGATCTAACTTCCGTGTCCTCTGCCAATGTCCAAGATCTGGTGAAAGATCGTTGAGCCATTCCTCTGTGGACATAAGTGGTTTCTGATTCGGTATCCTCTTTTTGTCCTTCAACAAAGAGTTTTCCGTCTTGTGTGTAGACATTTACTTCTGCCTTTCTAAATCCTGCAAGTGCAATTTCTAGTTTTGATTCTACTTTACTGACCGTGACTAGATTAAATGGTGGATAATTCTTCGTTGTTTCGTGTAGATTAAACAACCTATCGAAGTATTCATCCATTCCGATGCTATTCTTATTTATGCTATCTACAAGCTGATCCAAATTGGCAGCATTAAACTTGATCATTGTACTTCTCCTTTTAAAGCGAGATTTGATTGTGTGGACCCCGAAGGCATCCACCAGTATTTATATTACAGCATAAAAAAAACGGGGTAGTAAACCCCGTAGATTTTTATTACGGGTATTACGAGGTGAAAACTAACAAGAGTTTTTCGGATTGAATACCAACTAAAAGATTTGAGGATGATTGAGTATTTTGCGTTGAAAACTAACTAGAGTTTTACAGTTTGAATACTAACGAAGACCATCCTCAACAATCATTTCACGCAATACATACCACACCTCTTGTATTTTTTTATCCACCGTAGACCTCTCAGTTTTGAAGGAATTATATTCCTTATCATCAGCACCAATGGACAAAGACTTTCCTTTAAACTTAGAAACTCCTGGTCTCATATGTTGCTTATAATTTGATGAAGCCACACCTTGCTTTTCGTGAAAGGATTTACATCCAAAGTAATTCTCTTTACTCCACTTCCAAAACACATTCAGTTTTTTGCCTTCATTCTTATGACCAGGAGGAAATCCTCTCTTACGGAGGTCTCCATTAGGACGAAGAATAGATGCTACTACAGTATAAAGACGACTTATTGATTGAATTGCATTCAGTTCTCCACTCTTACTCTTACTCTTACTGTAATGAAGTCCAACTGCTGACATCAGGTCTTCTCCAGTAAAAGTAGAATCTGAATCTAAATCAAAAATACCATCTCCCATTAAACGTCCAGCAAGTTCGTGCTTTTGGTTTTTAATAAACTGAGTTACTGCATCATCGTCACCATAATCGTAATAATTATCAAAACCATAACCTTGAGTTCTGGCAGGATTAAGATCTAGATTGCATTCTTGTATAAAATCAAACTTATGCTGATTTTGTTCTTGATATTCTTTTTGAGTGATTGGTTTAAATTTCTTAAGTCGTTTGAATGCTTCTTTATCTCTCTTTAGGAATTGATTGATTGACCGAATATCTGCCTCATCGGTAGATATTCCATACACTTTCATAAACACACTATTACTCTTACGATTCTCTGGATCG